GTGGGGGTCGGGTTGGATTGGGTTGGGGTTGGGGTTGGGGTTGGGGTTGGGGTTGGGGTTGGGCGGTTCAGAGGTTCTAGACGTTTCGATGTACATCGGACTGAACTTGGCTATTCGAGTCTGTATATGCAACTGGCTTTCAAATGTACTCGCAGGCTGTGCTTCGACACAGGACATCTTATTTTTCGGCTTCTTCTTTAGACGGGCGTATACTTTGTATGTGGACATTCTAACGGGCGCCATAGACGTTATTTTCGCAAAATAGCCCTGCATAGAAATGTAACGGTTGTAGCCGAGCTTATTTTAGCATTTGAGGTCAATAATTTAGCTTTTTGGGAAGAATAAGCTCTGTGACGCCCTTTATCGTTCAAAATACATCCATATACGCTGAATAGGCTCTACAGCAACCGTCAGCGTGATTGCTACATTCAGTTGTAAGAGGAGGTTAGCCGCGGGACGGCCTTTATTTAGATAAAGTCGCCCGCTTGTTCGTGTTGTCCCACAGCAGCTTAAGCTGCAAAGCTTCTGCGATATCACGCAGTGGAACATAGACGTGTCCATTCAATAAATGTCCCTCTAGTGCAGATGTCTTCCCTTCTGCTAGATTCACATTTACAGGAACTTGGCTTGCCTGAGACGGCTTGTCTCCCTTCCCCTTTGAGGCAGCATCCTTCATATCGGCTAATACGCGCTCAACCATACGGGTAAACGTTTGCCAATGCGGCAGCAATCGGGATGGACAACCTTTTCCGCTCCAATGACGATGCGGCACGATTCGGCTGAGTGGTATGCTGTGCTTATTCATTAATTGTGCGACAAGCCAAGACGCCTGTCTCCAAGCCAGCATTTCATTCATGCCCTCGTACATACAAATTTCAATCCCGATGGACATCGTGTTGCCCAAGCCTTTTCCATCACCCGCATGCCAGCCCTGCTCATTGTCTTCCAAATGCTGAATAATATCGTGGTCATCCACCGTATAATGCCAGCTTTTTTTCGCGCCACCACTGCCATTCAGCAAGTAACGGGCATGCGCATCGGCAGTTGCACCGTGATCTGTATTATCTGTGTTATGAATCGTAATATAGAGCGGCTTCATCGCTCGCTTTGGTTTGTTTGGTGCTTGCTGCGGCAGCAGCCGCTGTTTAACGCTGTACGTCATCGTCATCTCCGCCCTTTTCGTGCAATATTTCAATTGCTTTTTTAATCGTAGATGGGATCGGAACACCCATCCGACCTGCATTTTCGATAATAGATAGCAGTTCATTCGCCATATAGAAGAAAATCGTCGCATCACGCAGCATGTGCTGATCCCCCAATACAAGATCCACCTGATGAGCGATGGCGATAATAAGGAAAATAAAAATTTTGCGGGAAATCCCAACCAGCCCGACTCGACTGCGCAACGTTCCCGTCACTCCTGCTGCGATAATTCCCGTAACATAATCGATGATGATCATCATAAGCAGCACTTGCATTAATGTCGGCCATCCTCCGAACATAAAGGCTGTGAATGTTCCGAACATCCCGAAGGTTGCCGTTGCCGCTACTTGCTCAGTAGTCTTGATGCCGACAAGGTCGGCCAATAATTTAGTATAGTCATTCATAGGCTTACTGCCCCCCTTTAAGTGAAATGCCCTCGGGTAGAGATATCGAGAGGTATGGCAGGAGTGTGGCTGTGAAGCTTTTAAATCTTAATGCTCATAGATTGGATATCCCTTCTACAAGCACTTTCACTGCCACCAATGGTTCTCGCATTCATCCGAGGGCATAAAAATAGCGCTCATGCAATGTGCATGGCGCTTTACTGTGCCGTTGTGCTAATCATTTTTTGCATTTCTGCATCTGTAATCACGTTATATTTTACATAGAGCTTAAGCTGCTCCGTTGTTGCCCAACCGCAATCATAGTAATACTTGATACGCTCATAGTCTGTTTTAAACATTTGTACCCATCCCTTCTAGTTTTAATAAACGCAGTTCCATTGCAACCAGTGCCGTACCTTGAGTAGCGTTCTGATTTTTGAGTTCCATAACTTCCAGCTCACGGGCCACTAGCTGCTGCCCAAGTGTCTCGACTGGGTTAGGCTGTGGCTGTGGTTTTAGTGCTTCGATTTCTGCTTGAGTTAGACCGTTTTTCCAAAATGTTGAACCATTCGTTGTTGGGTCGAGCTTTATAGCATCTCGGTAGCCTGCAACGTCGAATTGCGGCTCATAGAGTCCCTCTGGCATTGAGATAGCTACGGTGTAGCCTCTGACTTTTGTATTCGGCTGGTTGGACTTAAGCTGTTGTGCTTGACCTTTGTTCGTGTCCGTGTCAGTCGACACCGTTTCGACGATATCAAAAACGCCTGCCACGGAGTCCATGACAAGCGTTGGTTCGATGTATTTACCTTGTAGGTCGATGATAAATGCTTCTTTCATGGCGATCCTCCTTATTGTTCGGTGTTATAAGAGATACCGGTAAGTGATAAATAGTAGTTTCCTACATCTGTTGAATGACTTTGATTAATTATTACCCTTCCATCATGTGTTACATCTACCCTAATCATTGTAGGAACTGAAGTCGTACCAGATAGGCCAACTACACTAAAAATCAAAGTCCCTGTTGGCCGATATTCAGGTGGTAACAAGAATAAATTAGTTGTAGCCGCAACTGCTCCGCCCTTTATTAAGCCTTCGATATGGACAACACCATACTCATCTTTATAATAGCGTGGATTTAAGAACCCATCTTTATAAGCAATCCATCCATTCATTAAGGAAGGTATGATCCAAGTGGGCTTTACTTTATCTTTATTCGACTTTAATGTCTCTACTACAGACAAACGACGCTCTATATCTCCTGTATTATGTACCACATTGGATATAGTACCTAGAAGATTAGAAGCAACTGAACCACGAATAGTTGCTTTCAATGTTTCCTCCAACATCGTGTATGTCACGTGATAGACAGCAGAAGTATCGAAGTTTTCAGCTAGACACCCTGCGTTCTCTAAGCCAAAATCTACCTCTAAAGATGACGTATAAACCTGCCACTTCGAGTCTTTAGCATTATTTCGATACACATTCTGAATATCTTTAACCAAATACTTAAAACGATTACCTAATCCTCGCGAGTGTAGATAGAATTGATTACCTTGTCCTTGAAGTGGGTCTGCCTTTTCTCGCATGACCAATCCACTACCAATCTCAACTACGTTCGAACCCCTACCCAGCGCTGCACCTAACTCGTAATTAGAAATTGACTCTACAGTAGGCTTCGCTTTAAGATATTGGAGTTTATAAGGTCTCCAAATACTGTATCTGGTATAATCATAATCTTTGACAGGTAAAGTTGGAACAGTGGTCACATAAAAAGATGCAGATGGAACACCTTCATGTGAAGTATATCTCGCATCCAGAGGATGCCATGCTTTCCCCTCTGTTTCTCCATTAAACGGAACATTAACATTGCCCTGTGCTCCCTTATGCACTCTCCATCCCATAAAGTATGCTTTAATTTCATCAGTGCTAGGTGTGTATTCATTCCCCCAACCACTGTCTTCGTTGGATACTGAAATAATAATAGCATCAGGGTACTGATCTGCGTCATCAGTTAATGCATGCTGATCAGCAACTGTTATACCACTTCCTTGTACAACACGTGAAAGTGGCTTACCGTCAAACTTAACTACATACCCAGTATTCTTAATTGTAGGTGTTAGATTTTTCACTAGAACTTGCTTAAACCCAGGTGTTTCACTCATACAAACCCAATTTAAATTTCCATCTAAACTAATCTTTTTCCAATTCTCCCTCACATATGGTATCCCGTCTTCGCACGTGAAAAGTATATCCATATCTTTTCCATCAATTGGGTTTGAAGCCAACTCATATTCTGCTGCCCATATGCTACTTTGTTGGGGAAAGAATAGTACAGGCTTGCTTTCTGGGAACATAAGAAAATTGCTAAAAACATAGTGCCCCTCTCTTTGACTTTCTATTGAAGTTCCACCTTCATATTCATTCGTCAAGTATATCCTTACGCATCCACATCCGGCTGGAGTCCTGATGTAAGCATACTCATTTGCCTTATGATAAGTACGAGGTTGAAGAAATTTGTTTTTGTTTCCTGCACTGTTCATATCCGTATAGTATTCAAATCGGATATTTCCATTACTATTGGAGCAAATCACACGAGTACAGTAACTTTCATTTGGCAAAACCTCTACATCATAATAAAGACCTTTATTTTCTTTTTCTATTGCAGTGAATTCAAAGGAATAGTCATGATGAATAGTAGTCACAAAATTATTATTAAACTCAAAAGCCGAGGGTAGTAGATTCCCTGATTTTACAAGCATATATGGATTTTTAACATTAGTCGTACCTTCAACGTATGGAAATCGATTTACTACTTGCTCAGCTGTCATGGTACCTATTGCATCATAGTCTGCTTTTGAAATCTCAAATACTCGTAATGCATCAAAACATCCACCAGCATTAACACCTTCTGTTTCAATCCAAAGTTGCACTTCAACACTCGTCGTACTATTCACATCTGATGGTCTAAAGCGAATAAACAGAGGTTCAAATTTATTCCAACCTGATGTATCTGTATTAACAAATTGTCCACCTGGGCTCATACCGTGAATTTGCAGACGTAATCTCTTTGATGTGATATTATTCGCCATTGCTACTGCAACATAATAGCTATCAGGATTTACGTTAATGATTCTACCAACCCCCGAAAAAATTTTTTCAGGAACTGTAGATACTAACAATAAAGATCCTTGACCTTGAGATTTTCTGGATGTGTCTACAGAGACTTCAAGCTTTGTTTTTTTGTTAAACGCACTTGCGTCTTCACATGATCCTACTCGTCCTAACAAATTTACCAACGTCCGCCCCTGCACATTTTCAACTTTTAACGGCGTATCCACATCCGACTCCACCACCTGTACACCGGGCATGAACTGAATCGCCTTATATTTTGCATCCGCAAGAGCCTGCTCATTCAAATGGCCTTCTCCGTCCAAACGAACGATGCCATTAGGAGATGGCACAGCACTAACATCTCGCCCATCAACCGCATGCTGCTGAAGCTCGTTCAACGCCTCATACGTCGAATTCATCTGCCAGTTCAGCCACGCCGCAGGCGGCTTATCCTGCGCTTTCCAGCCTTCGTCCAGCTTATTTTGCGGGGGCTTTATTCCTTTTGCTTTCCATTCGGGAAGCTGTTTCTCGAAAGCCATATATGTTCACCTCTTGTCATATTGTTCTTGTAAATAAAACTATTAAGATTACAATTCAAATCTATTGCTAGTCATCTACAAGAAAGTACGCTCGTTGAATATTGGTATCTTTATAAATAAAAGAATAAGCACCACAAAGTACTCATTCCTTTAAATTGGCAATTTATAATCATCACCCGGAACGTAAAGGTCACCAAGTGTACCGCCCTGCGTCATCAACTCATCTGCTAAACCATACTCACTAACTTCCAGCTTATCCGCTACAGAAGCAAGCGCGAACGTCCCGGTCAGCTCCACTTGGCTGACCCGAACGCCTGCTGCGACGAGCCGTTCCACCAATGTAATAAATTGCGCAGGGCTTAAACCTGCACTATTTAGCTTCTCATAAGGCACAGAAGACACATGTACCGCCGCAGGTTCTGGTTGAACAGGATCACTATGCTGCTCGGTCAACCTGAACTCATGCGGCTCAGCTTGCAGTGCAAGTGCAAGCACTTGAATAACCGAGTCCAAGCTACCGTTCGCATTCATTCGCGCAAGCTTGGAGCGCAGCAGCATCCGGTACACTTCATCGCTCGCTTGTCCGCGCGGCTGACCGACATTTCCGCCGATATCTTCCAGTGTCGACCCTTCTGCCTTATCTATCGCCTTCCACTCCGAAATAACACGAAGCGTCTCAGCAATATCATTCATTTGCTTCAACCACACTTCTACTAGGGCACCAAAGCGACTACTGCCTTCTTTCGAAATGACATCTGGCAGCAGTGTCATAACATCAGGCAGCTTAAACATGAGTCACCGCCACCTTAATGCGCTCAGGCGCCACCCGCGCTACATGATAGAGCGGAATGTTCACATTGTCAGACACGAGAGGCTCTGTACCGAGCTTAATTTTTAAGCCTGCGACCTCTTCTACTCCCGTTACCTGCTGAACAGAAGACAATAAACGGCTGTATACAATGCGAGAGCCTTGCGGCAAGCCAGAATAATCCTGCTGATCTGCACCAACACCACCGACATATTGAGCAATCGCCGTACGAATAGCATCTGCCCCCTGTGCAGCAAACTGTGCGTTAACAGATACATTCACCTCAACATGAACATCCAACATTTTCATGCGACTGAAACGAATTGAATGTTCACCACCGCTGACGTCTTTCACCTTGATAACTTCCTCACCGTCTGTACCAATACCGGCAGCCTTCTTTTCAAAAATCGTCTTCCCAATCTGTTCAGATTGTCCACCATATACATAAGCGCGTATCGACTTTGCTGGAATACCTTCTGCATCCGTCTGCATCGTGTCGTTGACACGTACCGACGCCGAACGGACATCTGGAAGCTGCAATAAGGCAGATACAATCGCATCGATTGTCGCCGCATGACTTCCATCGCGTGCTGCTCGCAAACGGTCACGGAATTCAATGTCATTTTCCCGCTCACGGCCATCTGCTGTACCCGCTTCATTCGTTACCGAAGTAACTTCTTTCACTGGATTCAATATTTCCGTAATCGAAGATGGCGGCACATTGCCTGAAGATCCTAGCCCTACAGAAACAACTGGCACCGTCCCTTTTCCTTGAGCATCGAGCGTACATGGAGCTGTTGTGGTGAACCATATTTCTGACTTCGTTCCCACATGGAATCCCGCTGGAATCGTGTAGGTTGGAGTACCTTTAAAGGTAACAACACCTGCCGCCGGTGTCTCAAGCTTGCGCTGCAATCCATAAAATACGGCTAGTGCATCCAACTGCACTCCTGTCGCATATTGAATGTAAGATTCATGGTACACCTGCTCGACATCTTCCCATAACACAGATAAATGCCAAGCAAAAATTTGCATCATCATCCCGAGCGGGGACGTTTCTGAAGTGTTGACATCCTCACCAAGCCGAGTAGTCAGCTCACCTACCATTTCTTCATAAATATCGTTATACGTCTTACGCTTCAAACCCGCTGCTGTTAACATCGACCTCGACCTCCTCTCCCTCTATACTTGTCATGACAACATGTATGTCAGCTGTTCGACTTGCCTTGTCATACTGAATATTAATTTCATCTACAGACGAGATACGCTCTTCATCAGCTAACGCTTCCAATACAATTTCCCGCATTCGATCCTCATCGAATGGCTGGCCTATCAGCAGCTCATGATCAAGCCCCATCTCTGGTGTGAAAAATGATTCTCCCAGCCTTGTTCCCACTCGCACACGAACCGCTTGCGCAAGCTCTTCTCGCCCTTCCACCCATTTCACATTACCTTGTTCCAATACAATGTCGCCATCTTGCAGCAGCCACGTTTTCATCCGCCGCTCACCTTCCCTGCAATGACTCCACCACCACGATTGGACTCTGTAAAGACAACCAGCACTCGCTGGCCTGCCTCATAAACCAAACCAGGAACCTCCACAAACGGCAGCTCATATCGAATAAGTCCTTCTTCATCTTCCAATTCCACATCAGCTGTCGAACCATTCATTTGTACAATCGATCCGAGCTGGGCAGGCGACATGCCGCCCAAACGGTGATCGAGCCAAGCTTCCAAAGCGCCAACTGTTCGATTAGCCCCCATATGCTTCCCCTCCTCTCATTTTCACTCATGTTACCAAATCAACCTCCGTAACGAACTGATCATTCGAAGCCTGATGCATTCCTTGTTTCACTTCATATATGCCCTTGTAATCTTCACTTTCCAATTTCACTTTTACACCTGCCCGAAGACGGTGATTCAATAGAGAGGTAATTTTGATCCCTTTCTTTTTCTCTCCATCTTCAAAGCGTTCGGGACTGCCAATCAAACCTGTATCCGGTGCAATAAGAATAGGAGCTTCTGCTTTTTTCTTACCTGCTGCTTTAAAATGTAGTTTTCCCCGACTGGAGTAAGTGGTTGATCCACAAGCTGCGGCAACTCGACGTATCGACTCCATCACATCTCCATTAGCAACAAAGCCTTTAGCAAACGTATAATCCTCACTCAGCACCATTTGACCACGGAGAATCTGATCTTTATCCATTAAATCCTGTAAAATGACACTAGCTTTCGTCCCTGGGCGGTATGTCTGCTTAACCGGCTGCTTTTTGCGTTTTACAACATCTTTCACTTGAAGCGTTGTAAGCCGGTCCGTATGCTCACGAGTTGTACGAATTTCTACAATGGTTCCCTGCAAAATAGTACCTATATCGTTGCCATACCCCGCACGCACAACGACAGGCATCTCATTGCGAAAGCTCGAAATCGTCTGCTTTGTTAAATTGTAAATTTCAATTGTCGATTCATTAGGCTCAGCATCATCATCAAATTCTGCTCGAACGCGAATCGTCAAATCTTCACTTGTAAATGTTTTGCCGCCAATGACGACTTCCAACTGTCGTTTATACAATAACTGCATGCTCATCCCCCACATTCAGGAATACAGAGTTGCCCAGCGTCTCCCAGCTCACCAATTCCTCTGGATTACTGCCATACGGCACGATGCTTTCCAGCGGGAAATCAGTCGTTTCCATACTCTCGAACAAAGGCACTCCCCACACGAGCTTAACGCCCAATGCAAGAGGAGTGCCTCCTTGTGAAATATCCATCGTAAAATAATCATGCTTATTGTTATACCGCACATCGAATGTGTACGTTCTCGTACCCATATCCATATCGAAGGAATAGGGCACCCGCTCTTTCTCGATAGTCAATATTGCCATCCCGAACCTCCTCTCCTGCATGTTTACATCAAAAAAGATGACCTTGTGTTCGCATTATGCGATACCCAAAATCATCCCTGGCTGTAAAGAACGATATTCGGAGTAATATCGATTGCGGGCTTTCAGAACCGTGGTCGATATCCCATACATCGCCGCTATCGTGTCCCAGGTTTCACCGCGCTTAACTTCATGAGTAAGAACACCGACAACTGTCGGATTCGGTCCTTTATACTTCTTCGCAGACGGCTTAGGCGCTGGGGCTGGAGCTCCAATTGACAGCACCATTCCTTCTTCCACTTGCTTGTACTTTTTATCCCATTCCTGTACTTGAGCATACTGCTTATTCCACTCTCTCAATTGATGCGGCTTGTACCCATAATATTGGGCAATTGTCTCCCACGTTTGTCCTCTACGTACGAGATGGTTAAAAGGACTATGTGGATGCGTAACTTGCTTGCTACCGCCGTTCCCCTGCTTTTGTGTAGAGGGGTTATTTGAGGACTTCTTTGAAGTCTTCATTCGCTTTTTCGTTGCGATATGAATCTGTTTTAGCGTTAACGAAAAGCTCATTCCGTTGCTAATCGAGTTATCATGGGAAGTACGGAAGGCTGTAATGATACAGTTCGTAAGCATCGTTCTGCCAATATACTGAAGCATTTGTCCTTTTTCCATTGCCTTAACAATTCTGTATCGTGATTGTGAGGCCTGATCGCCTAGAAGCAACCCTTGAATATTTAGAGTAACACCTTCACGTTGAATATGATCAGTTACCTTTCCGCCTTTTTCCACGTTATGCGCGCTAACCTGAACGGAATATTCTGGTTCTTCCGATGTCACAAAGAGGGAAGTCCCCCCTAACCTACTCCATTGCTGTTTAATAAGGCATCATCCCTCCTTGCCCTTGAGTCGACGATGCTGGAGACTTCACACCTGGTTGTGGAGTCTTTTCATTTATCTGACGAGTGAAAGAACTGAATAATTTGTCAAATTCCTGCTTCGTAAAATCTTTAATCATATTAATCATATTCTGGTCGATATAGCCGTTTACATTCAAGTTAATGGTGGCATTGCTATTCGCCTGCACAGTTGAAGGCATTGAAGATGTCGTAGCTGCACCAGGTACAAACGGAAATGTCTTCCTCACTCCAAACCCAGGAAGCGTATAGCTATTTTCCGCTGTACCTGAACTAAGATTAGGTCCTAATGGCTGCCATCTCGATGAATTACTCGATGGTTTGATCGTTGTTGCCGCCTTCTCAGGTGTCGGCTGTGCAAGCACATCATTTGCCATCCATGATGATCCTAAATACAGGAGACCAGCTAAACCTGCAATAGCTAATCCTCCAGGACTAGGTCTTTTAAGACTATTTTTTGCTGCTTCACCACTAAATTTACCTACTGCCGCCCACATCACAGGGTTGGTATAAATTTCACCGATACTTTTATTTAACTCCATGGTTCCTTGCGCTCTTAAAAGATGTGCCTCACCCTGAAGCTCCATACTTCGATTAAAAGCTGCACCAATTCGCCTCCACCAAGGCAATTCTTCTGATACCGGTGCTGGTGTAGGATCAGAAGGAGTCGGCATCGTATCCACGCCACCTGCTGGAACACCCTCTGTAGCCGCATTTGGTTCTTTTACTAAAGCCCAATAACTAGCAAGTGCTGCTGCCATCGCAAGTGTTGGGGACATTTTAGGGTCGGGCTGCTCCTTCTTCTTCTTTTTATCTTTATCATCGTCGTCATCTTTTTTATCACAACAACAACTACATTCCTTGCCCCCATCTTCTTCTGGCTTAATTAACATATCCTTTCTTCCAGAAACGAAGCCTAAAATGTTTTGAGACAGTACTAAAAGAGAGTCTGTTAAAACCCCCTTACCTAACAAACCCTTTCCCTCTGAAGTTAATGCTTGGAGATTAGCAGTGGCATTTCTTAAGAACTGACTAAAAAAGGAGTCATAGTTAATATTCGCTATATCTTTTTTGGTTATTTTGATTTCGTTCTCAAACCCTAATACTTTTCCACTTTGAGATTCATCAAAAAATTCAGATGTCTTCTTAGCCTCACCCTTATAGTTAATAAGGTTCTCACTTTTTTGTTTAACGGTACTCTCATTCGAAATTAAAGTATGAAGGGCATCTCCGTTTAACTTTCCATATCGTTGTTCAAGATATTGACGCTGCTTGACAGGATCGTTTTTTAACTCCCCTTTATTTAGCTGACCATTCAGATGCTGGATAAGCTGATCCATCTCTGTAATATGCTCTACTCCTTGCGCCTTCTTCTGAGTGGATGAAAGAGATAGCCAGTCTTTCATTACTGCTTCCAATGCACGAGTAGATGCCGTTGTCGTATAGCCATTATCATTCAATGTCATAAGCGATGAGAGAACGTGTTCATAATTCCAACCAGCTTTGCTAGCTTGTCGTCCTAAGTGGTTCGATGCAGTTGCTAGCTCTGCTACGTCCATTCTTGAGTTGGCGTTTGCGTAACTTAACATCCCTGCATAATCGTCCGCCTCTGACGCCTTAGCAAAATACGCCGACAAAGTCGCATCCAACATTTTAGTTGCATCTTCGGTTGAAGTCATATTAGCCATCGCCAGATCATTCGTCGCAGACAGTAAATGCGGTAAATCTTCAATTTTCCAATCATTATGTGCGTAGCGATAGAGCGATTTCAGCATGGTGTCTGGATCTGTATACGGTTTATTTCTACTTTCGTTGTAGGCTAATTGCCGTAAATCTTCTATTTGGCTTTCACTAACAATACGATCCTTGTTCTCATAATTCGCTTGAATGAGAGTAAGCAAACTTTCCCCTGTTACATTATCCAGTTGCATTTTATAAGCAGGTATCCCATAGTCAGGCAATGCAGAACCGTCAACCCAAGCATTTTTTTCTGTGCTCAAATCCATACTGAAGGTTGGAGTATGGACGACTACAGGATCAATCGCACTACCTGCCGCTGTAGATATTCCTTGTGAACTTTGCGGATTTTGATTTTGCGTATATTTTGCTAGTTGACGAGGATCGACAACTACTTTAATTTCCGTAGATCTTAAGTAATTGTCGAAGCTTTTTTTCCAAGTTGTTAACAGAGCAAAAAGATGCTGATGGTTGTCGTTGATTCCATACAATTCCCGCAGCATTCGATTTTTTACTTTAATTAATTCAAGCAACTTATCCCCCTCCTTTCCCCAACATCCATTCGAGCGCCGCAGCGGCTTCGCAAAGCTCCTCAATCGTCATGCCGCACGCCTGCTCATAGGAAATGCCGCCCCGACTACCGATGACGACTTGCCATAGCAGTTGACGGAGCGGATTATCGGAGATGGCTCGTTTATACGTCGGATGCTGCGGATTCCAAGGGTGTTTCGACCAGCCCCAGGAAGCGTGCGCATTCCAACCACAGCGGTGTCATCAGATCAACCTTGTCCTCAAGGCCGTCCCAAGACAAACGCGGAGATACAATCACATGATTCAGGAAGAAATCCATCGAGGATTCCAGCTTCCATCCTCCATCAGGCTTCAATGCCGTATCATAAAGGCGCATCAGGGCGCGAGCGCCCGGATGCTGAAGTACATACTCTTCTTCTTGAACGGTAACTGTTTTTTGTTTACTCATCTGTAAATCCCCTCTCGTTATCGATCCAATCTTTCTTTATCGCATTCGCTCTTATGCAACAATATGTGTGTAATCCAGCACTTGAATTTCGAATTCGCGATCTTCCAGTTCAGCTGCAAATGCAGCCGCTGGCAACTTCTTAATAACTGCCTTCGTGCCGCCAATGCGCTCACGCGGCTGGTTATGGGATACAACCCAGATCGTGAACACTTTCTTGTCGCGAGCTAGACGCGTAAGCATACCAATTTGCGGAGAAGTAGACATCAACGTCAACTTAACAGAGCCAAGCGGATTGTTCTTATGCGCCAAAGCCACCTCACCACGCGCACCGACATGCGCAACAGCCTGCTCTTCGTCTTTTTCACAAGAAACGAATGTATTTTCACCAAAGCCTGTAATATAAGTACCGTTAATAATGACGTTTACCGATTTCGCATCATAGAATCCAATAGACATGTATGAGCACCATCCTTTTTTCTTTTTAATTAAGTAATAGATTTGTAGCTTTATGTTGAAATAAAAAATAATGGAACGTTACGCACGAAGCTTAAGGCAACGTTATAGTTAGATCAGTACGACTCAGGTACATCCATTAGAAACGGATTACTCCGCTCACGCGTACTTGATGAACTGCTCCTGCCACCTCGAACCAGAACGAACCGCCTTTGTATTCACGGCTTGCACGATCAAGCGGATCAACTTCGTCGCGAAGCAAGAACTTCGTTCCGAATAGACCTTCACCGCTCTCATCCTCTGCAATAATGCCCATATCGAATGCTTCTAGCAGCACGTTTACAACCGTACTCTCTATTTGAGCAATACCGCTGTTTGTATAAGGAACTTTGTCGGATTCATTCAACAGCTTCTGGATTTGTTCTTCCATGCGAGCACGCACATAGTCACGCGCCATAATGACGTCGATGTACTCACCGGATACCGTTTTGCCTTCCGATGTACGTGGCTGGCCTTGTTTGTTCACATACGTAATTGCACCGCCAAGATGAATATCAAGCAATTCATTGCTTGTCATTTTCAATGGAGCGATACCTTGGCACTGCTTGAACTTCCACGTCACAGAGCCAACGTCAGCAGAACCTACTGCCCCAACTAGCGCCGCATCTGGGTAAGCCGCAGCATCTGTATGATAGAATACGACTGTGCGTGTGTAGCCCGCTGTCTTCAACGCTTGAAGCTTCGCTTTGTCTGCAATGCGAGTCACGAAGAGACGATAATCTTCCTTTTCTAGTTCCTTCGCTAGTGCTTCTACTGTTGCAGCATCGTTTTCTGTGGACAAGAGGTAATACCAACCGCCATCCAATAGCGTACGCAAGCGAGTAACCGCATCTTCCAACTCATCGCGAGCAGCAATTGCGATTTGCGTCGGTGCATTTTCACCTTGATCGAACAACACTTTTGCCATTGCGTATTCTTTCGTTGTATCTGCATAGTCGGCCTTTACTGCATCTAGATGCGCGTATTCTTTATAAGCAGCACCGCCAGCTTTTTTACCGAGAATTAAAGGTGTTGCGAAGGACAGGCGTCCTGTCGGCTTTTGCAGGTCAATCGTAATTTGAACGTCTTGTAATGTCATGTTTCAGTCACTCCTTCATTTGAATGTAATTTTTTCAATCTTTTCGGAGTTGGCTTGCTGCCAACTGTCTTTCATTCGGAGTCTAACCGTTACAGCTAAACTCGGGATCGGCTCCTTCTTCCATTCGGGGGGCATCATCTTGACGATGGTGGTCGGTATAAGCTTCGCTTGCTCTTCCCCCTCTGACCAAAGCCATCTCATTAGCTCACGGCACCGCTGCATGAGATCCAAGCGGTCTTGTCCAATAAGCAGCAGCTGCCATTCCATCTCGACAACCTTTTCTACCATCGTCTTTGTCCGATCCATATGCGGCGTCATATCCTCATAAGGCTTCGGCACTTCATAAGCGATGCATGGCGTTGGACTGTCAGGCTTCACTTGGGTAACATCCAGCAGAGGCAGCTGCAAAAATAGTGCCATTGGTTCCAGCAGCTTCTGAACGATGTCCCGATACACAATCAAGCTCATCCCTCCTTCGGTTGAAAAACGAACATGTCAGATATCGATAACAGAACTAGGCTCTCTCCAAGCTTTCATTGCTCTTGGGAGCTTATCTATCCCCGTTCGACTCACTATGTCCACGTTACTAGTTTAAAACACCGAACATATGTTTGTTTTATTGATTTTTAAATTGTTTTTTATTCATTTTTGATTGTTTTTTGATGCGATTTTGAATACATAAAGTAAAGAAGGAGAGTTTCTTATTCTATTGCATGCGCTACGTTCTAGAGTTAGTAAGCTAAATGACATCAAGCACATTTAAAAAAGCAACTTTACCTATTTTTAGGGGTACAATGTAGTGTACGAGACAAATGAAATCGTTTCCCATCCTATAAAAGCATGTAGATGAAATTTACTCAGAAAGAACCTCAAGATAGATAACGTTAGCCTCTTTAAAATACAGGAATTAAAGCATTACAGATCGACTAAGACATCCGTAAATGAAAAACGTTTAGGAGGGAAGATATGAAAAAGTGGATAATAACCGTTTTTGCTGCCAGCATAGTAGTTGTTAGCGGTTGTGGTGCAGAGAATAATCAAAAGAAGGGAGATGGAGAAAACCCACAAACCGTTGTGGAACAAAAAAAGAACCAAGAAATGGAACAACCTAAAGTTAATCTTGAAGACATTGTCTATACTCCTATCGATGAAAGCAAATACGAAGGTATGGAATTAGAGATGATTAAACTCGTTAATTTATATGCTAAGTATGTGAATACACGAGACGAAAATAAATTTAAGCAAATTCATCGCGATTCTCACTTCAAATTACCGAACTTCAAAGTAAGTGACATGAAAGTAATAGAGTTTCATCATATGAAGCCAACGCAAGGTTACGTTAGCGTAGAAATGACAAGAGCCCGATTTGAATCCAGAGAAATAGAAACAGACAGACCTAATTTTTTTATTGCTCAAAATAAAGAAACTAAGCAATGGTATATTGTAGATTTGGATTGAATTTATAGAAGGGGATCTTAAGATCCCCTTCTATAAATTTTCTTACGCCCATGTTGTTGGATTAACACGAATCATATTAAATACGTCTCTATTGACACCCCCCGCATCAAATGTACCTGTTGTTTGACCACTTTTATATCGCATTTGCGAAGAGCCTCCTCCGTCTAAATATACTGCCATCGCGCATCCTTTATTTTTCATAAATTGACGCATTCCCCAAGGAGTCTCATTCTGAAAAACAACTAACACAACTTTATTTATCGTGTAACTATACCCAATAGCTGTACGTGCTCGTAGTCCAGGTGATGAATAAGTACTGCCACTCTTATTAATTACATTATTAATTCCTGATGCCTGTTCATTTACATCTAGACGACGGTAAAATTCTTGCTCTGTAATATTCTCGTTAACATATAAATTAAGTCCACCAATTGCGAACAGTTTCATATTTGGAGAAATAGGAAAATCCTCTACTTTTTTCACATTGGCTACATCATGTACACGGTTTCCAGAACGTAAATCGCGATAACAGTAGAACGTTCCACGCTGCTTTTGACCATATGCATTGAATGTCGCATTCCCACCTATGCCAGTATCATTGTTCACAGCAATCCCCAAAAAATCATTTGATGTGCTAAAAAATGTACCATTTACACCATAATTGTTTGAATTCAACACACTACCGCCGATTTTCACGACCGAAATTGATTCAGAATCAGCTTCAATTACACGCACATCTCGTCCATTATGAGTTGTTTTCGAATACTTTGCTGTTGTCATTGTTCAACATCCTTTCACTAATTAGAATTTTTAAGCAATACAATAACTTTCAATACAATTATTAAGTTGAAATGAAATTGTCCAACTCTCCTCCCTTTGGCTTTGTTGGATCACTGTATGTCTTAATTCTAAAGTCAATATAATAGTTACCTGCGACTCACAATGTCCACATTACAAGTATAAATCTGGAAACATATGTTCGGTTTATTCGTTTTTGATTCTTTATTCATCGTTTTTTTATTATTTTTTTAATAGTTCCAAAGATTTGATATCCATGGATGAAAAGCTTCATCTATATTTAGCAAACATTGAACAAAAGTGAGGGGGTATAATTTGTATCAGTCATATCAGTTCTTAATGAGTTATCGATAAATAAACTTTCTTTAACTAGGAACTGATGCTGAACACGAACATCTTACGAATGATTTCCGCAGAACAAGATCACAAAAATAGAACATAAAAAGAAAAAATAAGAACACTTGTTCTTGTTTTTGTGTTATAATAGATATACCTGCCCACGGTGTTCCATAGATCAGAACGGATATTTGAAGGAGGATTTTACGCAGATGATGAAATGGGATATCCCCTCTCTTGAAGCATGGGACATGCTCGGAACGAAAGACAAGAAGTCAATGATGGAGAACGTATTTAGCAAATATAGAATGTGTAAAGTGATGAAATTTGCTGTGCGTGAAACGAAAATTACGGCCCAATACGAAGCAAGAGCCCACGGTGCGACCAATCGTGTTGGGGATCCAACAGCTGCCGTAGCTGTGTATAACATAGACAAGACGAATGAGTGCCTTGCATTTTGCACCTTAATTGAAACGATTGTCGCGGAACTTGAGCCAGATGAGCAACTGCTTATCCGTGAACGGTATATGAAAGCTGCCAAGGTAACGGATATGAAGGTGTACAGCTTTATCTATGATCCTCCTATTACTGCTGTAGCTTATGGACAGATTCGCAAGCGTGCCTTTGAAAAGCTCGTATACGCATTTCAATATGTGTTCCCTCCGCAAGGAACTATTCAGCAGCTCATGAATTAA